AAGCGGATCTATTAGCTGCCTACGATATTGACCGGTGTATAATGTATGATATGTATCGCAATAATTCAGATTACTTTGATGCGTTACAAGAAGCTTTTGAATTATTTGAAAAACGTGTCTTTCGAATGAGAAGGCATCGTCTATTTACCACATCTTATGCGAAAAGAGAATCGTTAAAATTACACAAAAAAGCCAAAAAAAATGCAGAAAATTTACAAGAGTTATTCGTATTAGAGTAAAATAGTGATAAGAAACAAATTTTTTCTTTTATGTTTTTCTGTATTAGACATTAGGGGTGTAAATGTAATTCTCCATTTTGGTAATAATTATAAGTAGGAATATAACCAGCTGTACTAGTTTTACTAAAAATTTCAATTCTGTTTTTGGGTCGATGAATTGATTCTTTTATAGCATCTTCCTTAGATAAAAATATTATTATATCTTCTCAATCACACCCATTCATCAATACGTAAACAAACTCCATATATTATAATATAGAAGAGAAGATAATTACGATAATATTTTAAAATTGAAATAAAAATATTATCTACCAAATAAAGAAACCTAAACCGAACATGTTGCCAAAAATCAAAACAAACCGTTTCATTCCTTTTCCACCATTAAATTTAGAGACTGATATAGCTGCTTCATTTTCATACAGAATGAATTTCGATGGATGTAGTAAAGGAAACCCTGGACTATGCGGCGCTGGAGCGGTTATATATCACAATGACGCCGAAATTTGGTCACAAAGTTTCTTTGTAGGAATGAATGCTACCAACAATCGTGCCGAATATTCTGGTCTTATATTGGGATTGCAACAGGCCGCCGAATTAAAGATAAAATGCCTACATGTTCAAGGAGATAGCCAATTAGTCATAAATCATATGAAAGGAATATATCAATGTAATTCGCCAAACTTGATAGAACTATATGAAAGGGCAAAGGAGTTAGAAGGTAAGTTTGAAAAAGTGCATTACGAACATATTTTGCGACACCTAAATAAACGCGCTGACCATTTATCAAATATTGCGATTATGGATTACAACCCATAAATAGTATCTACAAATAATGCCAATAACATAGGAAACTGCCAGTTACTAAAAACGGTCGAATGTTCTTTGTTTTTAAATACGAGTGTGTCGATAAAAAAATAAAAACTTAATAATAACGCTGTAAATAAACAAAGTAAAAAAATATTTTGTAAGAGCGATTTTTTTTCCATAATATAATTACTAGATATTTTATTTTCACGAGAACAGCTGCCAATACTTGTTACCAATACTTCTACTAATATTCCAATAATTGTACATTGAGAACCTTGTTAGGTTTGTACTTCAAAATATCTAGTTCTTTTTTCGTAGTTGGGAATTCATTGGTCCCATATATATCTTGTAACATAAGCCATTCAAATAACCCACCCATATAAATATATACATTATAGAAACCGAGAGAACACAATTGATTATATTTTATGTATACTTTTTCATCGTTGCAGTTTCGTCCATAAATTAATATTTTTATTTCTTTATTACCGTGTCTTATTAATTTGTTAATCAATTCTACTTCTTTATGTATATTCACTGTATTATGTATTAGACATTCTTGCTCACCCTCGTTTAATGTATTTATTAGAATGTGGTTCTCGGAATTTTTAATGACATATTGAACATCTTCGTAATTTATTTTTTGTAATGATTGAGAATTCCCCATATATAATTATTTGAATTACATTTTAAATAATTATATGCTATTGATATAAATTTACAAAATACAGAAGAACAAATATAACAAAATATACAAAATATACAAAATATACAAAATATACAAAATATACAAAATATAGGACGTAGTAGTTAAAATTATTGTTAACTATTGTAATGACTTGCTTCTTTATGAAAAACCCAATGATGGTTATTTGTATGAACTTGAGTAATAATTCGTTGTCTTAGTGCAGGTGCGGATATGTTACAATCTTTCGCGGCATCCGCAATCGTTTTGAATGATTTTTTCTCTCCAGTGCTACAGCAAATTTTAATAACAGGTTGTTCGTTAAATTGTTCTTCTTTGGAAATACCAGAATATCTCCATAGAAATCCTTGACAAATTCTTTTTTCTCTCACGGAAATTCCAATTGCCGTTCCTGTAGTTAGCCCTAGCGCTCTACCAGCGGCTTCTATACTTTCATATGTAGCAATAATTTCTCCAGTGTCTTTATTTATTTGGTCAATAGGGCGTTTCGCTTTTCTTACGATAGGAACCTCTGGATTACATATTTCGACGTTTACCGGTATTTCATTATTAAAAATAATTTGTAACTTAGATAAATCATTTGCATTTTCACATAGTAGTTTTTCTAATTGAACTGTAATATCTATGATTTGTTTCACATGTTCCAAGGAAGATTCAAATTTATTGTTACCTAAACATATACTGTGTTGTTTCAAAAGAAACATCATTATTTTTTCACTCAGTGGATACGACGTTTTAACAAAATATTTCATTTCTCCTGTGGCATGTAACCCAGCTAATGTATTATTCAATGTATTAAAATCTTTTTGCCGTGAAATAGAGCAAATAAATCTCATGTTTTCATATTGGTACGCATATAAGTAATATCCGTATTTACATATTGTATAATTACTTGCAATTTTAAGTTTTATTTCATCAGTAACATCGTGTTCTAAATTTTGAATTTTAGTATTGCTATTTTTTATTATTTTATCCTTTTCTTCCAATTCATCCTTTAATTTATATATTTCATTTTGCAGTTCATCATTTTTTTTGAGTAACAAATTGTAGTTTTCAATATTATATTCGTTTTCTTTAATGATTTCTTTTATGTATTCTTCCACTTTTTCAATTTTGAATTTTTCATTATCGATTGCAATAACTTCTCTATAGCAAATATCATTTATTGTTATTGTGCGTAATCTATTTTTTAATTCTGTGTGTTTTTTAATAGCGTTTTCAATTTCTATTTTATTTTTAACCTTAAATGCCGCATATAATCTAAAATTATCGTATGTATTCTTGTGACATTTTACTCTCTCTGTCAAATTATTACTTTGACCAAATTTAATTAAACTTTCGTGATACATTTTACTGTTAGGTTTTCCTAGTGTTTTATTATCAATTAATCCAATATAGATACATTGAGTATTCAATGGAAATTGTTCAAGAAGAACATCCTCTTTTAATTTTTCTTTTTCTTTTTCAGATTGTATGATTTGATTTTTGATTACTTTATTTTTTTGTTCTAATTGAATTTTAATATCACTACATTCTTCATGCAAAATATTTTGAATAATTTTTTCTAATTTAATATAATAATCGTGAATTTCATCTGCTTTTTTTGTTCCAGCTTTAAGACAAAATTTTTTAAACGTATCTATATTTAACATAAATATTTCTTTGTTGTGACCTCCTTTTGAGTGAGATGGTTGCTTTTGTTGTAACAAAAGCGATTTAGTATAATTCTTATCAATAACAAATTGTTTTTCTAATAACATTTTTGCATTAACTTTTTGACTGAATCCTAACCATTTCCAAATATTATCTAAATCAATTACAAAATCGTTTAATGGGTCACAGTTTAAGTAACAATAAAAACTAGATAAGAACAATTGTTGTTCAAAATCAGAAAAGGTTTCTTTTATTTTAACAAGCAATTTTACATTATAATCCTTTGACAACTTTGTTACAGGATTATTTTCAATCAAAGAAACTATATCTATTTCTTCCATATACATATAAATAATAATTGTCTTTAAGTTATTATTTATAAAATTGATTTAGCTTTTGACAACCAAAAACAAACATCTAATGAAACTGGACCACGATTTCGACTTCTTCTTTCTTAATGCTTTTTGTAGCGGAAATGGATAACTCTTCTCTCTTTTTTCGCGTCTTCGAATTGTCTACCACGGTTTCCTTTCTCTTGGAAGTACTGTTACGGTTATTCATATCCTTTTCAATGGTATCATAATTTTCCTCGATGTATTCAATGACCTTATTTTCAATGGCCCATTTAAAAAAGTTCAATTGGCCAATTGTGGTCTCAATACTTGTTCCATTTTTATACGGAATGCTTATCCTATCCCAGCGACAAAACGGGTCAAAACGTTTTTTACTGTATGCTTTTAGTTTGAGCTTATAATCGAAATAAACTTTAAATCGAATGGTATCGCCATTGGACGCACTAATTGGATACAATGTATAATTTTTCTTGGCATAATTTGTTGCAAACCAATCGACAATACGGAGAGAAATTTTGGATTCCCCCGTAATAATCTTTAGCATTCTATTTAAATAGTAGTCATTTTTATAAAAGTCCATCAAGTTATTTAGTAATAATTCATTTTGCGTTGTATAATTAGCTATAGAAGCGTTCATTATGTTTAAATGAGTGAATCTTATTTAAGTCTTTTATATTGGAAATCATTTTATTTTATAATACTTTTGTTTTAATCTTTTATTTTTATGCTTTTGACTATAATTTTTTAACTATCTAATATATATAAATGTCTGATTTTATGACTACTTATTTTGGTCCTCTCAATAAAGAAGCTTGTAATTATTTCCTCTTTTTTACAATGTTATTCTTTGTTATGTTGGTTTTAACAATCATAATGGAAATTGTATTTGTTTTTAAAAATTTTCAAAAATTGAATTTTAGAACATTCACAAGCGGGCTTTTATTATTATTCAATTCTTTCCTCGCTTATTTTGTAAATAGATTATTATATTCTATGTGCAGTAAATCTTTAGCATAATATAGAATTACATATGCAAAAATTACTGTGTTGCACTTGCTCTTGTAGAACCCTGAGTAGTATTAATTGGTTTCAAAAATTGGTCTCTAATTGATACATCATTTACATAACTGGTTTCACCTAAGAATGGGTTAAAGCCTATTTGTTGTACCATATCTCTATCCGCTATTTTGGTATCCAATTCTT